TGTAGTTTTCGCCCTCCACGCTTTCCAGCCCGCCGCCGGGTGTGGTGACGGTCACGCTCTTGTATGCCTGCTTTGGCACGGTCTCCTGCATCACATTGCCGATTTTGCTTTCCGTGTACTCGGTAAAGCCGTCCAGCTCGTACAGGATATAGTGCACATCCGTGTCCGGGTTCAGCCGCCAGAAGCGCACGCCCGCCTGCAAAAGGCCTGTTTTTTCATCGTACAGGGGCGCGAACTCGGTCAGCTTAAAAACCACCAGATGGTCGTTGTTCCAGAAGCCAAAACTCTCGCCGTGGATCAGGGCGAAATATCCGGCTTTCTGGATCTGCTCGTCAAAGTTCTGACCCAACCTGTCCTTGTCCACGCCATCGTTTGCAAAGACCACGCCGTTGCCGAGGGAGTAGGTTGCCCGCTGCTTGTTGAGCCGCCGGAAAAGATTGCTCTTGACCATATCGGGGTGTGGGGTGTCCTGCTTGGTGTTTTTGGATAGGCGCTTCAGCATCAAAGCGTAAGCCTGCGCAAAGCGTTCAGCCCCCGGGTTTTTCTGTGCGTCGTACAGGTCGGCATCCAGCGCCATCTTGTAGGGGCCGGAAGTGCAGTGCTGCTGCACGAACCGCCGGATGAAATCAGGCTGTTCCCCGGCGGCTTGCGCCTGCTGAAAAGTCTGGAATGTGTATACAGTGCTCAAAATCAATTCCTCAGTTTTACAAGGCGCTTCGTGCGCACAAAATATCGAATAGCGTCCATGCAGTGGTCGTTGACCTTCAGCACGGTGTCGTCTTTGTCTGGGTCCCAAGCGTACACGCCGAATTCTTCCAGCGTGTGCTTGCAGTCTTTGTAAATCTTCAGCCGCCCGGTCTGCAGCATGGTCTGCACGTCCAGAATGCCGCTCAGAACGTCGTTGTTTGCGGGGGTCTGTGTGAATCCGTTCTTGCGCAGCTCTGTAATCAAGGGCAGGGCAGAAGGGTCCACAATGATCCTCTCCGGCTTGAGACCATTCAGCCACGCCTTGAGGTCTGTGACGTACTCGCCCACGGTCTTTTGCCGCTTCTGTTCGCGGCCGCTGTAGTAGTACTCCCGGGTGACGATCCAGCAGTCTGCATCCGCCTGCTTCTGGAACAGTAGAAAGGTCGTTGCGTTCTGGGTGCCGAAGTCGCAAGCCACATAAGCGCTCTTTGGAGACAGCGCCGAAAGCACGTCAACAACGTGCTTCTTGCGGTCGAACATGTCATATACAAGGCCCTCGGCCACCGTCCACAGGCCCAGAATGTAGCGCTGATAGAAAACGCCGCTATACTGGCTGCGGTATCTGGCCTTGATGTCTTCGGAAAGTGACAAGTTGTCGTCCATCGTGAAATGGAGATACATCATCTTGCGAGAACGGCATTTCCGCACCCACTCGAGATAAAACCAATGCTGCGGGCTGCCCGGGTTGCAGTTGAACCAGAATTTTGACCCGGTGACAGAGCAACGGGCTGTGGCCTGATTGACGAAGCTTTGCGGCATCAGGGCCACCTCGTCGAAGAACGCGCCCGCAAGGGTGATGCCCTGGATCAGGTCTTGGCTGCTCTCGTCCTTGCCGCCGAAGAAGTAAAACTCGTTGGCCCTGCCGCCCTTGCTGACGGTCATGCAGTTTTCGGCCCGGTGCTCCTTGACGTTGTAGCCCCGGGCTGCAAGCTGCTGCTTGAGCGTCCCCAGCACGTTGCGCCGGAAACTGGCGATGGTCTTGCCGCACATGGCAAACTGCTGGCCGCTGTAGCAGGTCATGGCCCACTGGACGAACGAAAAGCTCATGGCAAAGGTCTTGCCCGAGCGGATAGCGCCATCTGCAATGATGCCGTTGTAGCCGCTGTATGCGCTCTGCGGTGTCCACCAGCTCAAGACCTGCTTTTGCCGCTGGCTGAGGGATTTCCAGCGAAAACCGTTACTTTTCCGCATGGTCGTCCTCTTCCTCAGGCAGCATGTCCACATCATCCGGCGGGCTGATGTCTGCGGCGGCATTCAATGCCTTTATCAAACCATCATCGTGACGCTCTTCCTGCTCCGCTTCTTTCGGATTATCGCTCCAACCAAAATTAACTTGCAGGCTGAATCTTGCGCCGCTGTTTCCGTCACGATCATAGAGCCGTTCTTCGGCGTATCTCTCGCATCGAAGCTTCGCGCGCGTTATCGTGTCAGAAAACTCGGGCTTGCCTTGATAGTCGATTAAAGATTGCCGAGACTTAAACCCCAATGCTAAAGCCAAGCCAGTGACTGTTTCTGGTCGTTCGTCGATTTTTATCACGTTCCCATATTTGTCTAAAACAGGCTTTCCGACTTCGTCTTCTAGGACGGTCCCTTCACAGCTTTTGAAGAACTCTTCGATTTTTTTCTCAAGTTCTTCTTTGCTCTCAAAGACGGGCGGTCTGCCTATCCTTTTGTTTTTGCTGTAGGCCACCGCCACCACCTCTCTAAACTCACGCAAAAGAAAAACCGCCCGGAAAATCCGAACGGTCAAAATATCGAATGTGCCGCCAGCCGGATTCGAACCGGCACCCACGGAATGGATGTGCGCAGTGGTTGGCTGTGCAGTGATGTTTCCGTGGTATCACCAATGTTGTCCCGCCTTAAATGGGCGGCGCTCTGCCTATTGAGCTATGACGGCATATAATAAGCGTCTTTGCATGTCGGGCGCAAAGCCGCTGCGTCCAGAACTTTCGCGGCTGGATGCCCCGCTATTGCACTCCCCGCTCTCGTCAGATCATGCAAGCACTCCCGGCAGGACTCGAACCTGCAACCTGCGGTTTTGGAGACCGCTGCTCTACCACTTGAGCTGCCGGAGTATAAAGCCGCCCTTGGAATCGAACCAGCCGTGCCTACACACACGCACCGCGCTCCACATTGCGCTCAGGCGGCCATATAGCAAATAAAAACAGCCCACGGTTCGCCGCCGGGGCTGCTTGAGTTGACGCACATCCTGCGGGGCATGCTGGCCCGCTCGGATTTCCGGTGCTGCTGTTCACGGGCGGAGGTTTCAGGGCGTGGGCAAGATTTCAGGAATCCCACACCCACCCGCACACCGGTGGTGAATCACTCCATGCGTCAGACATGCCGCGTTACAGACTTTGCGGCGTTCGGTGCGATGTCGCGGAGTCGAACCGCATCCCATCTCCCGGGTCGGTGGGGCACCTAAGTGTTACATCGCATAGAAGCAGCCCGCAAAGCACGGTGTCAAAGCGAAAAAGCGTTAAGCGGCATGAACGAAAGGAGAATCCGTACGGGGCCGCGCTTTGGAAGCTGCTGAGAAGCGGCGCACCGCTTTGCGCGGCTCCGCTTGTAATCATTTTACCACACTTCGATTCACATGTGTTTCACAACGATTCAAATAAAGCGTAGAAATCAAAGCGCTTTCAATGGTCGTTTTGTACATCCTCCCAGATTTCTGCCAAGGCATCAAACCCCTCGTGGATGTAGGTGGAGACCGAATTGTCTCTGGACAAGCCCACGTCCACCGCAATCTTCTTTTGGGGCTTCAGGTCGATATACCAGCCGCAGATGCACTTTGCTTGCTTTTCAGACCGAGCAGACCCGCTCAGGCAGTAGGCCCGCCGGGCAGCTTCGATGCGCAGTTCACAGAGATCAAGCTCCATCTGCTTGAGGTTCCGCTCTTCTGTGTCGATTCTCTCCACGGCAAAGCCCACCTTGTCACCGGCTCCACCGCCCATCGGCATCCCGCTCATGCTCTGGGTGCATTTTTCGGCAGTGTCCCGGATGCGCTGGATCTTCTGCTTCTGGGCCTCGACCTGCTCCGCCAGGTCTCTGCACTGCTGGAACCATGCCTTGACGGTGCGGTAATCCGGCAGTTCCGGCTCGTTGGTGTCAGGTGTCCAGGTTTGGATCATGTATCTGCCTCCATTTCTTCGATCCAGATTTCTGCTCTGGGGTTTTTATTGTCGTAATCCACCCGGCTGCCATCGTGGGCGGCCACGATCTGGCTGTTATCGTCCGCCAGAACCTTGGCCTTCACCAGAATGTCGCAGGTCGCCTCTATGAGATTTGCAAGGTCAACCTTGCGCCGGGTGGCCATGTAGTACACGCACCTCACGTTCACGCGGGCTGTGATGGGGTTGTAAGGCCGCTTGATCTGCCACA